ATACTTGTCCGATGAGTAAAAATATTACACCTATGGATTTGATTGATAATATAAATGGATTAAGTCCTATAGTACGCGAACAAATAGAAATTGTGATGGATAATTTATTGTTAGGATTAACAATAACTTTGTCTTGTGACGGTGCTGGATTATCTGTAGCTCAGTTTGGGGCATTAAGAAAGAAATATCCTGAGATAGATATAGCTTTAAAGATGGCTAAAGCTAATTTTGCAAAGACACAATTACAATATTTAAATATTGCTGCCAGTTTACCAGAGTTTTGGAGGGCTGCACAATTTCTTTTACAAACTCATCCTGATTATAAAGACAATACAAAAGCACAACAAACTATTACAACTTCTGTTAATGAAATTCGTAAGAGTTTAGATGATGGTGTTGTAACTGTTGAAGAAGTTATAAACATGTTTCCTGCTTCTATTGCTTCATTGGTTATTCCTGCTGATAAATATGCAGAATATGTTGAAAAGAAAACAGAAGATAGTGTAATGGATTTATTAAGTTATCGCAATGTCTAATATTTTAGATTTATATACAGACGAGACACAAGCAGTTGTATCACAGCATATTGTAGAAGACAAAAAAGCTGATATGAATGCTAAACGCTTTAAGCAATATGTGTTTAAACCTAATGAATATGTTACAAAATTTCTAGGTTGGTCAGCATGGAAAGCTGTACATCCTGAGAAGGGTGAGTATGGTCAATACGAAATATTAGAACTATATGCACAAACATTGCAAAAACTTCTGGAAAAAGATGCTTTTGATCGTGGTAAATTACTTGAAGAAGATTTAAAGGCATATATACCAGGCGAAACAATCAAAAATTGGATTAGCATAGATGCAGGGCATAATGTAGGAAAGACTAAACTAGCGGCAGCTATAGTTAGTCACTTTTTTGATTGTTTATCTCCTAGCATTGTATATGCTTTTGCGCCTACTGATTCTCAAATAAACGATTTATTATTTAAAGAAATTCGCACTGATAGACAAGGTAAAGATTTACCTGGTGAGGTTTTAACTGGTGAACCTCGCATAAAGTATATGTCTAATCATTTCGTTAAAGGTAGAGCTACAAGTGATGCAGGAGGTAAAGGTACTGAACGCGCACAAGGACAACATAACGAATATTTATTAATTGTAGTTGATGAAGCAGAGGGTGTACCTGACTTTATTTGGGATGCTATAACTTCTATGACTTCTGGTGGAATTGCTATAGTCATATATGCTAGAAATCCACGTACAGATAATAGTCATGCTCATGTAATGCGTAATGATGAGTGGGTATTTCCAATAACTATATCTTGCTTAAATCATCCAAACGTAGTCAATAACATGTCTATAATTCCTAGTTCTGTAACTAGAGATTATATATACAAAATGTTAGAGACTTGTACAAGAGTTGATGAACATTCAGATAAAGATTTTACATTTGAATTAGATTGGCAGCCAGGTATTATATATAAACCTTCTGTTGAATGGTTTTGGCGTGTATTAGGTATAGTTCCTGGTGGGGAGGCTTTTGATACATTTGTAACTAGAGCAACAGTGCAAGAAGCTGCTGAACGTATAGCTATTATAGATTATATGCAAATGGCTCAAATTGGTATTGATGTTGCTAGATATGGTGGTGATGCTAGTACAATATATCTAACTTTAGGAAACGTTACTCAGCGTGTAGCTAAGATATATAACTTTGATACAATACAATATTTTGATACAGTCATAGAACTTGTAATGGACTTGTATTCAAAAGGTACTAGACGTGTATCTTTTCGTATTGATAATACGGGAGGCTATGGGAATGGTCTAACAGACTTACTGAGTTATTGGTTTAATAGAACTATGTTTGCAACATGGAACGTACATGAAGTAATGTTCAATACTGTACCAACACTTGATGACATGTTCAAAGATACTATAACACAACTATATTGGTATGCAGGCCAACAATTAAAAACTCATGTACTGTTAGACCCTCCTTCAGAATTATTTGATGATCTATCACGTAGACCATATACATATGTTACTTCAAGAAGAGATATTGAAAGTAATAAAAAGAAAGATGTTGAATTACGTCAATTACTAAGCAAAAAACAATTTAGAGCAAAATATCATCGTTCTTCTAATGATGGAGATGGTTGTGTGTTATCAATGGGTGATGAAAATTTCTTCCAAACAGCTAATGTTAACTGGGGCGATAATCATGTGCCTAATATTGAATCAATAAAACAACAAATAAATGAAGTTTATCCTATGCAAGCATCAAGTGTAGATCATATAACTTTTTTCAGTAGGTATCCAGATGGCTCGCCCTTCTAAACAGAAGTCACAACGACAACAAAACAATACTGTAAATAGCAGTACAAAAATGCCTAAGTTACCTGAATCTGCATTTTCAGAAGCAGAATTAGGTAGTTTAGGTATAAAAGCTACATCTGGTCTATTATCTTTAGCTGAATTACCTGAATTAAAATGGCCTGCTGCTTATAAATTATTTGAACGTATTAGACGTACTGATAGTGAAATAGGTTTAATTGTAAGACCTGTATTTTCTACATGGGGTAGAAGAACTGGTATAGAAGTTGTATTGCCTGATAATCCAACACCAGATGATTATGAATTTCAACAATATGCAGAGACTATGTTCAGTGAAATTCAAGATGGTTTTGAAACATTTATAGATACTATGGTATCTTATACGCCATTTCATGGTTGGGCATATTGGAATGTTGTATGGGGTTTACGTGATGGTGAAGAATTAGATGGTTGGAGTAGTGCTTATAGTGATGGATTGCCTGCAATACGTAAATTATCATTTAGACATCCTTCAACTATGGTAGGTTGGCAATGGGCTGACAATAATAACACATCATCTAAATTTATGGGTCTTATACAATCTATAAATGGGCAGCGTAAATTAGTACCTATTGAACAATCTTTACATTTAAAATTTGGTGATCAAATTGTACCAGAGGGCTTATCACCTTTAGAAGCTATATATCGTAATGCTAAAATGAAAGGTGGTTTGGAATACGTATTTGGTATAGGTGCTGATCATGCTGCTGGATTTTTAAAGATTGAAACAGAAGGTAGAGATATACAACCTGCTGATAGAGCTAAAGTAGCAGATTTAGCATATAACGCTTTAGCTGCATCTCCTGGAAATTTTGCTTTATTTCCCAGAGGTATGAAAGGTACATTAGAGCATAGTTCATTTTCTGCTGCATCATCTTTACTGGAAGCAATTCGTTATTATGGATTATTGAAGCTACAAGCCTATCAAATGCAGGTTGTAGCTATGGCTACTACTGCTGATACTGGTGCTAGAAGTGCTTTATCCGAAGGTGGTAATTTTGCTACTGCTTTCTTCAATAGTATGATACAAGGTTTTGGTAGTCAATTTAATACTCAAATAGGTAAGAAATTATTACGCCATCCTGTTATAAATCAACGTTTTCCTAATCTTTCAAAGAACATAGTTTTTAGATTTAAAGCTATTCCTAAAGATATTGCGTTAGCTGATATTGTAAAATTAATTCCTGTAATGGATAAATATCATACATTAACTACTGATGATTGGGCAAGTATACGTCAACAAACAGGTATATTCAATCCAGCTATTGCATATGAAATTGGAGATAGTATAATTGAAAAACCTGCTGTTGTAACAAATAGCAATATAAAATTAGAACCAGAATCAGAACTAAAGACTATTGATGAGCCTGTAAAAGAAGCTAATTTAGTAGCACTTGATTATAGTAATTTATCTTATAACCTTGAAACTTTTGCACAACATAATGAAGATAAAATACAATCTTTGTATGTAGGCCATAATCAATTGATGGAGGCGTTAAACGCCAACAATAAATAATGGATTTTATAAGAGATACTGGAGAATATGATGGAATAGATGTTTATCAAATGGATACTTATCTATCTACATATTTATCTAATGAATTATCTAATTATTTTAAAAAATTATTTAGAGATTATAAAAACGGTAAAATTAATTTTTTAGATTTTCAACGTAATATTGCAAAAGCAGCACAAATAAATTGGGTGGCTGCATTACGTATAGGTGCAGGCGGTATAAACAATATAACTAGTTCAGATTATGGTCTGATTGGTTCTATGTTAAGATTAGAATATTCATGGCTTAGACGTTTAATGCAACAGTTTGAAAATGGTGATGTATCTGAATTACAATTTTTAAATCGTTTAAATAAATATGCTCTAGCTCCTAGAAGGGCTTATTATGCTGGTGTAACATCTGCTAAAAGACGTGCAGGTTTTACATTAGAACAAAGATTATTATTAGAAGGATTAAAGCACTGCAATGAATGTATAGAATATGCTGAAAAAGGTAAAGTTGCTATTGGTACTTTACCCGAACCAGGAAGATCATGTTCATGTAACAGTAGTTGTGCATGTGTAAAGGTGTATTATCGTGAATAATTTAGTACCATCTATGTTTTTACAGAAAGAAAATTCTCGTGGTGTAATGATTGCATTAAAAATACCACAAGATATTGCTAATCAACTAATAATTAAAGGTGGTGAAACACCAGAAGATTTGCATATTACAATTTGTTACATTAAAGATGCAACAGAAATGCAAGTAGCTGGTATGTTATATATAGCTAATCTGTTGGCTAAACAATTTTCACCTAGAGTCGTAGGTCTTAAAGGTTCAGGTGTATTTGAGTTAGATAATGATGCTAAGGTATTATATCTAACTGTTGATGCTTCAACTGTAGAACCTTTGCATAATTTTGTTTACAGAAGTTTATACAATATGGAAGTAGCATATCCTGACAATACGGGGTATATGCCTCATGTTAGTTTAAAATATTTTGAAGGTAACGAAACTATAGAACATGTTAATTTACCTTTAAAAGAATTTAAAGCATGGCAAGTGATGTTTACATATGGTGGCAATGAATTGCTTATACCATTTGCTATGGAAGATAGTATGATGGACTTATCATCTATTGTACCTACTTCCGACGTTTTACAGTTAAGTCATGATGATATAAGTAATTCAGCTAGGGAGGCTGCAATAGAATGGAATAAGAATACACAAACAAAAAATAATGGTATGTATTATCAGTTATCCAAACCATCTCAAAAATTGTCTACTAATGATGTAATGGCATTTCCATCACATGAATTAATAGACATGAATGGAAATGTATTTAAATTTGATAAAACAGACGTACATACATATTTACAAAATACTACTGCAAGAATAAATAGTAAACATCATAAAAATGGTGGTGGTGTAGTTGGTTTACCTGTAGATATGAAAGGTCATGCTGATGGTGATTCTGCTGCATGGATTAAATCTGTAGAATTAAGTAGTACAATTGTAGATGGCGAGGAAGTACCTGTAATAACAGGTAAATTTGAATGGACAAGTGTTGGCGAAACTAAAGTAAGAGATAATCTAGTAAAATATTTTTCTCCTACTATAGATACAGTTAACAAAGTTATTTATGGTGGTTCATTAACTAATTGGCCTGGTACGGTAGATCGTAAGGGTCAACCAATAATGAATCCATTAATGTTACAATCTCAAAAAGTGAGGAAACCGATGAGTGATGATAAACAAAAAGTAGATGATGTAGCTACATTGTCTCAAGAAGATATTGCTTCTCAAATTGCTAAAGCAGTTATGTTGCAATTATCATCTCCTGCACAACCTGTAAATGCTGATAATAGTGATGGACAACCATCTAATATTTTGGCGATGTTAGGTATGGGCGATGTAATGGCAGGATTTGGAGAAGTGTTTCAACAAGCTATTGTAGCAGAATTAGATGCTAATCGTAAACAATTAGAATCTAAAATGCAAGAACAAATGGCTACTATGATGAAAGGACGTGTAATTGTAGAATTATCACGTGGACTAACAGCAGGACATCCTGTTAACGGTAAGGTTATTAAACATATATTACCTGTTAGTCAAGCAGATTTAACTGCATTCTTAACAAGTTTAAATACTCAACAATTTAAAGTTGCACAAACTATATTTATGAATTTAGGTTTAGTTGGTACATCTCCCGTAGTTGAAGAAGGTTATAATGGTCAAGAAGATAAACCTACTCTATTAGATTTACCTGTTGCAGCTAAAATTGCTTTATCTAAAGGTATGACTATTGATAAAGTATTTAATCAAGCTGCACATTTTAAACTTGAATCAAAAGACAAATATAATTTGGAGGGATATAAATAATGACGAATTTAGCAACACCTTTAAATAGAGCGTATAAAGAACCACCAGGCGGGATTAAAATTATGCCTGTGCCTTTGGCTGGTTATGCTAATGTTGGTGCGGGTAACTTAAGTCATACTGTGTATGCAGGAGCTATTCTATTTTATGATAATAGTGATACTGCTGGCTATGCTAGAGCCTTACAAAGTACATTAACACCTACAACTTCTGATTCGTTTGCTGGTATCGCCAAAGATACTGTAATTGTAGGTTCTACTGATTTAGCCGATGGTAGTGTACAAGTGGCTGCCTATAAAGATGGTTTACATGCTTTTCCTGTAGGGTCATTTACACGGGCTGATTTAACTAAAAAAGCATATGCTACGGATGATCAAACTGTAACTGCTACTGCTACTGCTGGTTTAGAGATTGGTGTATTTGTTGAAATAGATGCTCAATACATTTGGGTAGATATTGCAGATTCTTGTGATCGTAAATCTCTAACTACTGCATAAGGATATATTATAATGGTAACAAATAAAAATATTGAAGTTGATTTGGAAGGAGCAGCTTTAGCTGGTTTTGCTTTAGGTGCAGAATCTTATACTCCTGTGTATCCTAAAATAGCTAAAGTTACAGAATCTACTGGTGAATCTGAAAAGTATGTTATTAGACGTTCACTAGCTTGGCCTGGTAATAGTACACCTTTAGGTAGACCATTACGTAATGCTGGTACTGATCCTCGTGATGGTACAGTGCGTATAGGTGGTATTCAGAATCCTGAAATGATACAACCACAAACTACACGCTTTGATGCTATTGAAGTGCATAACAGTGATTGGAATGTGCCTTTGCCTATTAGTTTCAATGCGTTAGAAGATGGTAAGGGTGTATCTAATCAAATATTAGATTGGGCTATTGAATCAGGTGAAAATTATCCCAAGCATATAGACTATCTAGTGTTTACATTATTGAATAATGGTACTACATCATTATATGGTAATGCTAGTGATGGTTTGCCTTTATTTAGTGCTTCTCATGTATATCCATTTGGTAGATATACTACTGCTCAATCTAATACTGGCTCTGCTGTTCCATCAATTGCTAATATCAATGCTTCTCGCGCTAGAGGTACTAGATTTTTAGATGATAATGGTGTACCAGTTATTCGTAATCACGGTTTAATGTTACACTCTAGCTTACTAACTTATGAAGCTGCCCAAGCTGTAGGTAATGCTAATGTAGCTGGAACTCCTAACAATGATATAAATCCTTTGTTTGGTCATTTACAAGCGTTATCTGTACCTGGTACATGGTTTGATGATGATAGATGGATGTTAGTAGATGTTCATAATGAATCTCGTAGACCTGTATTAGTACAAATTCGTTTAGCTCCTACTCTTTATATTGATGATGATGTTAAACGCTTTATTCGTACATATTCATGGAGAGCGCGATCTGATGTAGCTCCTTATGATTGGACTGCTGCTATTAGAGGTGCTTAATGTTATACATTAAATGTAAACCAGATTATAAGATGGATACTAGAGTGACACTTAGAGGTGTTGTAGTACCTAAGAGTGAATTTATAGAATGCCCTGCTGATAAAGTAGCTGAGGCTTATGAAGATTCTTGGTTAATTTTAAGTAACGATGGTGTAAATCCTATAAGTGAACCTGGTCTAACTACAACATCTGCTGAAATGCCTGTATCTAAGCCTGTATCTACACTTAAAGTAACTAAGTAATATATAGGAGAATCAGAATGTTTTGATTCTCCTATTAAATTTAAATTGGAAATAATGTGGAAACATTAAATGAAAAATGGCAAAATTTAAAAAGTATGTTGTTGCAGATGATTCCATTAATGCAACAATATTTAACACAGGTACAACTAGCTTTAAGTAAGATGTTATCTGTATTATCTAATAAAAAGGATAATATGTCAAGTAATATATATGGCCCTGAACGTATTAAAGTAGGTGAAACATTTACATTTGGTATAGCAGGTGTACAACAGTTAGAAACATTATTGTTTGCTGGTGAGCCTGAAAATACTAATGTTTCTTTAGCCAATGTAAAATTAAGTATATCATGTATTGCAACTGGTATGCCATATGAATTTAAAACATTAGATGAAATTCTAGTTGGTACTCAATTAGCTGGATTTTTTACAATACATCCTAGAGTACCTGTACATAGTGGTAATGCTGATGAAATATATAAAATAGATGGTGCTAATCAAATAGAAGCACAACCTGTACCTCCTTTAATTTATGGTAAAGCTACTGTAATATTAGAAGATTTACGTGAACTTCCTGCTCCTGACGCATATGTTTGGATAACATTACATACGGTGTAATATGGATATAATAAACGCTGAAGTATCAACTACTAATGGTGCTATAACCACAGTACATTTTCCAACACCTAGACAATTAAATATGTTTTCTATAGTAGGAAAACCTACAAACTCTCCTAATTCTCCAGCTACAGAACTGTATTTAACTATGTTAGTTAATGGATTACATGGTGAGGTAGTTGGAATTGTACAATACTTACTTGTTAGTGACCTAATACGTTCAAAACCAGGTATAGATGGTCATAGTGGTAAAGTATTTTATCCAAGAACTTGGGTTTCTACAATTACTAATAATGAAGCATTTGGTCAAGGTTTTGCACAATATTATGTAAGAGATATTGTATTTCCAGTAGTAAAGGATCAAGCTAATCCTACTAAAGTATTGTTACACAATAATGTTACAATGTATTTAGATAATTATGACCCTAGTACAATACCAGAAGGTCAATTTATAACTGTTTGTTTAGGATTTGATTAATATGTACGGAACATCATCACAAGTTGCTGCTAAAATACCTCATGCTGCAAATAAAATAACTGATAATCCAACAACTTATGACTTTAGTGATATAACTAAAGTACAAAAAGTGACTGTAGAAAGTTGGTTAAATGATGTATCTATAGCTCTTGATGCTTGTCTTAGTCAACAAGGTTTTACTACACCTGTTATAGAACCTGATCCATTAGTTCCTAGAGTTATACCTTTGATAGCTAGTTGGGCTACTGAAATAGTAGCTAGAATGGTTAGAAATAGTATAAGTAATATGTCGGCTGGCCCAATAAACAATATGGCTTTAGGTGCTACAAGCCAAGTATTGTTAGTAGAAGAATGTTGTAAATATATTAGTAGTATAGCAGATGCACTTGAATCATGGGGATTATCGAGAAATCGTA